TATTCTGTACAAGAGACTCTAAATTTTCTAAATCAATCGTTACTTTCATATAATCATTCTCCTTCAAAATATTCACAATCTTCCAAACTATTATCGTTTACAGTTGCTAATAATGCTCTTCCAAGAGTATTATCAGTTCCAATACCAAGATAAATCTCGTCTACAATTTTCTTGTAAGAAGCATACCAGCCACAATCATCTTTACAATTACATTTTTCACAAATCATAGTATTGTTCTCCTAATCAATTTCTTCAAATACAACACTATTAAATTCCATATCTGGGAACTCTTCTATATAAACAATTGTGTGCCAAGAATGAACAATAATATCTTCTAATGTATATTCTTTTCCTACTTCCAATAAGTGATGATTTTCACCTCCACTACCCCATACGTCATCATCGTTTCTAACACATTTAATTTTCCTTGGTTTTGTATTATAAATATCCATTTAAATTCCACTCCTCTTCCAAACGCCTATATATTCCTGTGACTCCTGTTTGAATCTTTTTAACATATCAATTAATACATCTACTTCTGTCAAATCATCAAAAACAATCTCAACCGGATCTTTTTCTTTTAAATCCAATCTTTCTACATAAGGAAATGGTTTGATAAAACAATTAAATTTAATATCTTTACCTTTATGACGAAATATTATTTCATTAATATTTTCTTTATCATTAATCTTCAATACTTATCCTCCTGTGAAATGCGAGATTCATTACTTCATGAAATTCTCTCCATTTCTTCATCTGAAATCTCTTCTACTTCAACTTCATAACCAAGAAATTCTAATAATTCCTTATAATCCCACATAGTCAAACGGTGTCCTGAAGCCTCAAAGTCTTCATATCGAGCAATTTCCCAATCGCCTGATTCATTTGTTACAAATTTAATCTTATTACTTGACATAATTTACACCTCCAAGTATTTATTCTCTTATTTCAAATAACTTTTCTACTGCTTTAACTCGCTTTGTATTGTCAATCGTTCTTTTGACTTCTTGTTGCCAAATACATTCCCATTCTAAAGGAGCTTCATGCTCACTGACTAAGACAACATTCTTCTCACTCATCTTCTCAGCCCAATTCCAGAATCTATCATAATCAAAGTTCTTACTTGATCCATACTGTTTCGTACCCTTATATGGAATATCACAATAAAATAAGCAGTCAACTTTATCAGAATATAACTCCTTATAATCTCCACATTGGAATTGAATATCTTCTAACCTTGGAATCTGCTCTAACAAATTTCTCTTAGCTTCATCGTAATAATTTCTTTCAGTTCCAGTTTTCGTATGTACAACACCTGAGTAACCACCATCAAAGAATCTGCCATTATAACTTGAGAGAAAGCCAACCGCACCAATATACCAATCTGGATATTGGGATAATCCTTTATTAAAACACTCTCTTACATCTGAGTAATGTTCTTTTGTAATAAATTCTGGGAGATTTTGAATCTGATTTAGATTCTTGAACATTTCAATAAGATATTTATGATTGTCAGAAGCGATTTTTATACCACATTGAACTTTGTCGATTACATTACAGCCGCCGCAAAATGGCTCTATGTATGTTTTGATATTATAATCTCGCAATCTTTCTTGAATAATCGGTAAAATATTATCAACTATACGAGATTTTGAACCCATATATTTCATAAATTACTTGGAGTAAGGAATTCCTTCTTGTGTACACGAACCTCGTCTCCTTTCATTTTATTTGAACTCTATTTTGTTCCTCTTTAATACTTTAATTGCCTTATCATAATTAGATTCAGCTACTTTAATACTTTTCATCTTAGTCGGTTTAGGCTTAATCCAATGACGACATTCAGTAATGTCTTCGTCATACCACATTAAACCGCTTTCGCAATATTTATGCCATTGGCAGTCCTTATTGCCACAGTTACTCATTTATATTGCCTCCTGTCTTTACTATCTCTATTACTGTGTCTCTAACAATGAGGTTGTGGTTCATTACTGTTCCGTCGCCAACATCTATGTTTGCATTAAATGTCCATTCGTTAATTTCTTTTACAACCTTGTCTACATCATAGGCTGTTTTTACAAGCGGTAATGCTTCGTGCCACCTGCCGTCATCTCCTGCGACTAACAATAAATGGTCATCTCCTATGGCACATACATTTTCTCGTATGAATTTTTCAAGGTCAGCTATATCAATTAATCTCATTCTTCATCACTCCAATCCAATTTCTGACCGCAATTCCAACAAAACATTGTATTCTGCCGTTCGTTCATGTATTTTTCTAAACATACATTTCCACAAGTAGGGCATACATAAGCATATACTCTTTTTAATACGCCTTTGTACGAATCGGTTTTTCTCGGCTTCTTCGGTATCTGTTTTTCAAGTGCTTGTATTGCCATTCCATAAGCATTTTCAAAAGAGCATCCCCATGAAGTATCATATGGGATTGCTTTACCAAGTTCATTACAATCATATTTTAGCTCTTCGATAGCTTCGATTTCAGTCATCTTATTCCTCCCTTATACTCAGATACTCTTTTACTTCCAACCTCAAAAATATCCTTATCTTTCTCGAAACATATGTAATTTCTACCTGTATTCAAAGCAGCAACTGCCGTTGTACAACTACCCGCACATGAATCAAGAACTAAATCTCCTGGATTGGTGTAGGTTTTAATAAAATACTCACACGCTTCAACAGGCTTTTGGCACTGATGTAAGCTACTTTTCTGAGTATCCCACTTGAACTGCAGAACATCTCTTGGATATCTTTGTGTACTGCCACCACCTGAAATACCAGTCTTTGTAGCGCCATAACAGTTGCCATCTGTTGTATGTTTTGTATAAGAATGAACAGGTGTATGTCCCTCTGTCATTTGTGGATTGTAAATAGGGAGTTTTTTATAGAAAATCAAGACATTTTCGTGTGCCTTCATAGGCATTTTCTTTGCATTTAGATGACCAGTTGCTTTGGTCTTTTCGATAATCCATTCATAGCGATACAATTTTTCATTACTGCAAGCGAGCCTCTTATCAAATGGTGACTGCGACCATAATGCAATACAACCATCATCTTTGATAATTCGATTGTAATGAGTCCATAAACCATCTTTTTTATTCTCATAAAACCAATCTCTTGTATATTCAAGACTACTATTTGTTATTTGAGCTAACTTAAATAAATCTGTTTCATAAAAATATTGACCTGATAACTCGACATAATCATTTAAAGGCATTTCACATTCCAAAAAATTATTAGTCGTATTATAAGGCAGATCCGTGAAGATAAAATCAATTGATTTATCATCAATCTTTTTCATACCTTCAAGACAATCTTCGTTGTATATTTTGTTAATCTCTAACATTTCTTACTCAGAGCAAATCCAGATTTAATGCTGCAGCAAATCTCTTGCTCCTTCCAATGTATTATTCTCTTATTTGTGATAGATTACATCAATATGTTCCATGCACCATTTCCAACATGGAATTACTTTAATACCACCAGCTTCATTCCAATCTTTCTTTAACTGCATTTGTGTATCTTTATCTAAACAAGAAACTAAATACAAAGAACACTCCATTGGTGCTGTTTTTCTGTATTCTTCACTAAAATCTTCTAAATTTAAATTCGCCATTTCCACCTCCTAACTCCAAAGAAACTTCGGTTTACTGTGGTCTATAAAATTTCATCTAAAGCACACTCAATTTCATTAATAATTTCTTGCTTAGTAATTTCATAACCTTCCATCATTTCATCAATAGGTAAGTGATTTCTAAGTACAATATAAAGATATTCTGCGATACCAGTAGTGTCATACCCTTCAACTGTTAAACCTTCTGCTAAAGGTTGAATAAAACCATTTCTGATATGATGTGCAAATTTATCTGCACCAATAATAATCTTATTACCTTTTGGAATTTTCACCTTTTCACCTGATAATGCCTTTTCAATTT